TCGCCGAGAAGATGTAGAAAACGACTTCTTCGAAACTCATCACGACCGGACTCCGGCGCGGCGGGACGTTGGCTTGCTCATCGGTAACGGGCCTCGGCGGCGCGGTCGGCACGCTGGGCCCGCAGTTCGGCCTGCTGTTCCATGCGCAGCCGGTAGCCGGCGATCCGGTCTGACAGCACCGCGCGCTTCTGCGGGTCCAGGTCGCCCAGCGTGTCCAGCAGTTCCTCGGCCTTGGCCAGCGCCGCCGGGTCGTGCTTGCCCGCGCTCACGGCCTCGTAGCCCATCGTGAACTGCGCCTGCTCCTTCCAGCCCTGACGCAGCTTCTCGCGGTCGGTGGCGCTGTAGTTGGAGAACGGGCCGATGGTGTCCATCAGCGCGTTCATGCCGGCCTCGGCGCGCTGCGGGTCGGTGGTGTACTGGCGCTGCAGTTGCTCCAGTCCCGTGGTCAGGTCGGCCGTGATGTCGTCGCGGTCCTTGCGCTCGACGGTCAAGCGCACCGCGCGGCCCAGGTCGCTGGCCTTGCCCATCAGGCGTGGCTGCAGCGAACCGCGCGAGGCCTCGCTGAATCCGGACAGCGACTCGTCCACGCGCTTCTTCGATTCGGTTTCCCAGGTCTTCAGCGCCTCGGTCTTGGGCAACTCGCCGGTGAGCACGCGCCGGTTGATGTCGTCGCTCAGGTCGCGCAGGCTGTCCTCGGTGCCGTGCAGCAGGGTGCTGTCGCGCGCGCGGGTGGCGGCCTCGGCCACTTCCTGCTGGCGCAGCATCTCCACACGATCCAGCCGGGTCTGCGCGGCCATCTGGTCCAGGCCGATCTGCACCCCGGTGGCGGCTAAGTTCTCGACCGCGCGCGCCGTGGCCAAGCCCTCGGGCTGAATCTGGCGCACCGGTGCACGGGCGATCTGCGCGCCGCCACCGTTGCCCATGGGGATGCGTGCCATCAGCCTGGGATCCTGTTCGGCGTCACTGGCGCCGGTGCCTGCGTGCCGCTGAAGCCCGGGCCGGCACTGCGCCAGCCGCCGGCCTTGGCGCCGCTGTAGCCGGCCGACAGCAGCGAGGTGCCGGCCTGGATGTAGCTGGCGCGGCGGGCATCACGACCACGGCTCCGGGTCTGCCCGGCCTCAAATTCCAGTGCCCGGCCGCGGATTTCGCCGTTCAGGATCTGGATGTACTCGTCGCGCGAATAGTCCTCCATCACCTGGCGTTCGACGTCCAGCGCGGACCCCTCGCCCACCTTGACGCCCGACACGGCCAGCGCGCCCAGGGTTCGGCCCCGTGCTTCGCCACCAGCGCGGCGAACCATCGCCGCATCGCGCTCGGCCATCTGGCGCTCGGCCGCGGCCTGGCGCTCCAGCTCGTCGGCCTGGCCCTGTGCAGCGCTATTCGCTGCTCGGCCCTGCTGAACCTGGCCAGCCACCTGCATGCCGGCCATGACCAGGGTGATCGGGTCACACATGCGTGCGCCTCCATTCAAAGATGCGGAAGGCGTCACACGGGCCGCAGGGCTGCGGGCTCACCTCGAAGCCCAGCCACTGCACGAAGCGCACGGCGCGCCGGTTCTCGGCGTGCACCATGTTGTAGAGGCTGCTGTAACGCGCGCGCCAGCCGTCCATCACATGCAGCGACACGCGGGCCATGGCACGGCGCGGCACCTTGTCGACCAGCTCGGTGCACAGCATCCAGGGGATGCCACAGCCAGGCCGGCCGGGGAAGTCGCGCGCGCCGAACGCGCACACCAGTTCACCGCGCCACCGCAGTTCCTGAATGTCGATGCCGACCATCAGCGCGGTCAGCGGCGGTGCACCGGCGGCCACCAGCTCGGCCGCGTCATGCGGGTGCAGGCGCTGGGCCAGCACCGCCACGGTCGTGGCCTTGGGCTGCTCGATGGTCAGCACGTCAGCCACCGTTCACCCCATGGCGCCGAACCACGGCCAGCAGGTGCAGGGGCATCGGGGCCTCCTGCACGACGCTGATGTCCTGGTCGTCGTTGTCGCTCCAGCCCAGCAGCGTGACGTCCACGAGGCCAGTGAAGGGCGTGGGCGCGACGTCCAGCGCGGCGGTGCCAAACTTCTTGAACGGCACCAGCACGTTCGCGCCACGGCCGGAGGTGACCCGCGCGCCGATGGTGTCGAGGAACCGCATCCAGACCTTGCTGGTGCGCGTGGCCTGGCCCTGCGCGGTGCCCATGCCGGTCTGGAATTCTGCGTTCAGCAGCGTGATCTCGGTGCGGAACGGCAAGCCGACGATGGCGCGCTTGGTGGACCGGGCCAGCGTCAGCGCGCCGCCAGCGCCCACCGTCTGCCGTGGCTGCTTCAGCCCGTCAGCCACGATGTCGACCTCCAGCCCGGCCAGGTGCGGCAGGCTGACCGACGTCTGACCGCTTGCGTCGTCGAACACCACGCCGCTGTCCACCGTGCAGCCGTACACCACGCCGTCGCTCACGCTCGGGTGCAAGCGCTCCAGCGTCTCGTCCAGGCGCTCGACGTAGCGCACGGTCGAGCCGCCCACCACGCGTCGCACGATCAGCCACAGCCAGTCGCGGTCGGCGTGCGGGATGCACTGCACGCACTCGACCACGCCGCCGACGTTGTGCTCGGCCCAGGCGATCACCGCCGGCTGCTGGTCGCGGTCCAGCGTACACGACAGTAGGCGCCCGTCGCCGGTCACCGCCCAGACGATCTGCTCGGGCTCGCTTTGGTAAGCCATCCACGTCAGACCCTGCGCGCCCAGGTGTTCGGCCAGCGCCAGGATGTCGGGACTGCGGTAGCTGTCGGAGTCGTAGCGATAGCCCAGGCTGCGCAGCTTGCGGCCCGACCGCTGCACCATCAGCACCACTTCGCCCACCGACACCGGCCGAACCACGCCCGTGCCCAGCCCCCGATCAGGCACCACGCGAACGTTCGTCGGGCTCAGGCCGGACTCGATGCCGCTGCGCATGCTGTACTCGCCGCTGCCCGTCAGCACCACTAGGCTTTGGTCGCTGGACACGTAGCGGATGGGCGAGGCTTCGTCGCCGTCGATGGTGAACGCGAACGCCAGGTCGTCGGTCGTGCCCAGCTCGAAGTCCAGCAGCTCGCCGACGCGCGAGCCCCACACCGTGCGGGGGAAGCGCTCGGTGTGGGCAGCGATCAGGCGCTGCTGGTGCACGGTGCCAGTGCGCGGGTGGCCGAACTGGAACGCGCTGCGCCACACGGGCAGCTCGAGACTCCAGGCCAGTGCAGGCGCAGCCACTGTGCCAACCAGCTCGCGCACGATCACGCCGTTGGCGATGGTGGCGCTGGTGATGCCGGTCAGCCGTACCAGCCCGCCGTTGATGCGCACCACGCCGCCATCGGCTGCGTCCAGGGTGTTCCACCCATCCGCGCCCAAAGTCAGGGTGATGGCCGCGCCCACAGGCGAGGCCGCGCTCGGCGTGCACGTGGTCTGCGGGCTGCTGTCCAGCACCCACTGGCCGCCGATCACCGTTGTCGAGGTAAACGCCTGCTCGATCTTGACCGTGACCTGCGTGGCCGAGGTGTATGCGGTCACGACGGCAACGCCGCCATTCCACAGAATCGCTCGCCCGACGTCAGATGCCAGGAACGTGGGGGCAACCGTCGTGGCGGTGCGCCCCAGGCCCACCGTGGCCGCAGAAAGCGTGATTTCGTTGGCCCTGAAGTTGCCGTATTCAGCGAACGGCCGGGTGGTGAACGGCACTTCGTCCAGCAGCCAGGTGCCATTCACCAGGCGGCGCAGGCGACTGATGGGATGACTGCCGTGGAACAGGTACAGCGTCGAGTCGCTTTGCGCCCAGTCGATGGTGCGCAGATCGTTGAGGCCGTAGGGGGTGACCAGCGTCACACCGGCCAGCGTGCCGTCTGCGTTCCAGATGCGCGCGGCCAGGTTGGCGAACTCCACCATCCAGGCCTCGGACTGGCTGACCACAAACGGCACCAACACCGACCCGTTCAGGTTCGCAGATGACAGGGCCGCGCTTAGGTAGCGCGACCCGGCGCGGCGCTTCACACCACCGTGCAACACCGGGTGCGCGTTGGTGCAGCGCTTCAGCCCGGTCTGGTAGCGGTCAATGTCCACCCGACCCAGCACCCGGGGCGAGAACACGCCGCCGGTGAAGGCCGTCTGGCTCAGGTTCGCGCGGGCCATCAGCTGCCCCTGCGGTACATGCTGGGGCCGGTGCCGATGTAGCGCGCCTCCAGCAGCGGGGCGTGCTCCATGAAGTCTGGCGTGTCGTCCAGGCCATCCACGGCCCGGGCTTGCTTCAGCAACGGTGCCAGCGCCTGGCGCAGCGCCTGCTCCAGCGTGCCCGACTGCGTGGTGGCGTAGCTGAACGCCGCGCGCATGCTCTCGGTCAGCGCCATCACCAGCATGGCGTCGTAGGTCTGCGGCACCTCGTTTCGCCACACGTACCGCAGCAGGCACGGGTTCAGGTCGGACAGCAGCTTGCCACCCTCGATCTTGAACTCGACGCCGCTGGACACTTCGCCCACCGAGAGCGCGCGCAGGTAGTCCTCGGGCAGTGTGAACTGGTGGCGGAAGTCGAACAGCGGCGCGTCAGCGTCCGGGGCAAGGGACACACGCTTGATCGCGCAGTTCCACGGGTGCGAGCGCAGCACGTAGTCGCGCACCGTGGGCCACAGCCCGTTGGCGAGCCGTGCCTGGTCGCTCTCGTCCACCGCCACGTCGAAGCTGACGATGGGGCGCTGGCCCAGCATCATCAGAGCGTTCGCGCAGATGGTGACAGCGGTCACGGCCATGCACAGGACTCCAAGAAAAAGCGGGGGCACGAAGGCCCCAGGGGATCAAAGCCGCCGAGGTAGCGGCCAGGAGACAAGCGGATCAGGCCGACGGCGGCAGGAAGTGGATCTCCAGCTCCAGCTGCGCGTTGTCGGTCGGGTTGGCCGTCAGGAAGGTGGCGTACACCTCCACGTCCTGCGTGGTCACGTAGGACACACCGGACGCGAACAGCGAACCGCCGTCCAGTTCCTTGACGCCAGCGGCCGCGATGTCCAGACCGTCGGCGATGCCGTCCACATCGATGACGGTGCCGTCAGCTGCGGAGCGGATGCCCACGTCCAGCGTCGTCGCGGCGCCGAAGACGCCGTGCGACAGGCGCCCGGAGCGCAAGATGCGCGAGCCCTTGGGAATGATGATGCCGGTCGAGAACGTGTCGTTCTGCGCCCAAGCGGCAGCGGCCGGCGTGGTGGCACAGGCCACCATCAGCTTGCCGTAGTCGCTGGCCGGATTGCGCACCCGGGGCGAAGACTCGATGTTCGTGACTTGTCGTGCGTCGATTTCAGCCATGGTGGTTCTCCGATCAGGCGTTCGTGAAGTCGATGGTCACGACCTTGGACTCGTCCTGGCGCACAGCGCCCAGCGACATCCAGCCGTAGACCTCGGTGGGGTGGCCGCGCTTGGACTTGTTGATGTCCACGTCGGTCTTGGCGTCGATGCCCGTGCCGAACTGCAGCGAGGACTTGGCCCAGGCCACCGTCTTCTTCTCGGTGCCACCACCAGCGCCTGCGTCCAGCAGGTTGTAGGGAATCCAGGTGAAGCCCATCCAGTTGGTGGCGACCTGGCCGGCCTGCAGCATCTGGATGGCCAGGTAGTCGCTGCTGGTCCACTTGGTTTCGGCCATGATCTGGCGGACCATCGTGCCGTTGTAGGCCATGAACAGTTCTTCGCCGTTCAGCGCGTCGGCCTCGTTGGCGCGGAAGATTTCCGCGACCTGGGTGACCTTGGCGAACGTGAAGCCCGACGCGCCTGCCAGGATCTTCTGCCCCGCCGGAAGCACGGTGCTGGTGACGCTGCCGCCTTCCAGCGTGCGCGTCATGGCGCCGTCGACCAGCGCGCGGTAGATG